CACAGTTGTTGACAATTTGTGTGCAATTTATATCCTATCAGTATATATGTTGACATTTTTGTAAAGTTTTGACGGCTAATTGTAAAGTTTTGGTTTATAAATAAGTTCATAAATACACTAATGGTGTGCATATAAGTGATTTACTAAACCTTACAAAATTGCCCGTTCGGGAATATTTGTGTAATTTACGCTACTTTTTCTTACATTCTTCCCGTTCGGGAAAGAAAAATATACAGCGATATACATTGGTATAAGTGCATGAAATTTCAATAAAAAGTCATGCAAAAGTGTGTCATATATTACTTAGCCATGTAATACAAACCAATGTTGGCGGTTGCGTAGGACATATAGGTTACACCCATAGGTACATTGCCTTTAATAACTTGTTCTATGCCAATGTAGGCATAAATCAATCCAGTAACAATAATTAGCCAGCTACTCATTTAATAATTCTTTCACGTTTTCTAACAAATCTTCTTCAGATATACCCCAATATTTTGTAAATCCTTTATGCCCAAGTCCGTGAACGCTGGTATGTGGATCAAGTCGATGATGCCATGCACAAAGCGGTATTGCTGGGGCCAGGGAACGCTTGCCCCCGTACCGGCGCACGTGGTGTATTTCAACGGGCGAATCTGCAATGTCATCAATTCCTCTGCTTTGGATTTGTCGGCATAAGATACACCCAAGTCGTGCCAGCTTTGCATAATGTTCCCGTTCTGATTTAGTCATCTAACCAATGTTTTTCTTTTTTATCAGGTTTAATTAAAGCAGATTGTGGAACAAAAAACGCTGGGCGGCCACCAACTGGATCACGCCAATAATGTTGTTGTTTTCCATCTTTTCCATATATGTACCCATGAATTGTGTATTTACCGTTTACACCGGTCAATAGCCAATAACGTTTATTGTCTTTATCGGCTGGGTGCAATAACAAACTGCCGTTTTCATACGTTGTGACCCTTACTTCTTCATCCTTTAAGTCATCCCCACCAGCTTCGCCTACGCCTTCCCAATGGACGTTTAAATGCTTTGCTAGGGCATATTCTGACAATGCGCCTTCTATTTGTTCACCCCATACGGTTGATACGTTTTTTCCATACATAGGTCTAGCGTTTCGTTTAAGAAATTGTAAATGCCTTACGCCACCGGCATATACACCCATCATTATTTGCGGGTAATCTAGTTCAATCTGTGTAGGCATTAAACATTCCTTTAGCAATATCTTCTAACTGTTGGGAAACGTCTGTAATGTCAATTGATATTTCATATGCTTTTTGAAAATCACCTTTGATGGTAGCGGCATGAAAATCTATCATTAATTTGTGCAATGCAAGGTATGGAGTTGAAAAATCAATCATTTAGTTAGTCTTTCAAGGTTACGGTTACTCGCTTCTTGGGTTCTCCACGCTTCAAACCGTAGCTTTGCCGCTTCTAGGCGGTATTTCCACATTTCTGTTTTGTACGTTGCCGCACCGATGGCTTTACAAAGTTCTTGGTATTCAGGGCTGGCATAAGCTTCACGTTCCTGGGCACCTAAACTTTGTTCGTTTGATTGTTTCATTTTGATGGCTTTTAGGCTGGATTTATATGCTTCCAACTCTGCCAACTCACCCTTGGCTTTAGCGTATTCAGGGGCAAATTCGTATAGGTAATCTACACAATCATTGGGATCAACTACCCGTGTTTCAGCTTTCATTTTTCCATCCAAAATTTAATTAAAACGTGAAGAATTACGGCCCAAACAAACACGCCAGTAATTAAAAGAAAAAGCACAAATAATTCAATCATCGCCAATCCCCCCAGGCACCACGGTTGCCTTTTTTCCATTGATCATAAAAACTTTTTGCAAGTAATTCACGGCGGCTATCAAATTTAGGATTAAGAAAATAATTCCTAAAACCGGTAAGCCCAAACTTGGTTCGGTAAACAAGTAACTGCCTAACTTCACATTCATACCGCCATCTTTCCGATTTGTTGGGCAATTCGTTGGCGGTACTGTCCCATAGATTCACCGGCGTAAGCATTAAGTCCTAGTTCTCGGCCTTTGGCCAAAGTAAGTTCATCATTACTATACCAAGGTAATGAAGGTCGCTTTACTTCTTTAGGTGTCATATCCAGTTCATCTTCAAACCGGCCTTGGTTTAACCAAGTTGCGGCATGGGGTATGAAATCCATTTCCGTGCCCTTTAATTTCCAATACGCCAAGTGTTGTTCTATGGCTTCAACGGCCTGGGCTTGTTCTTCCCTTGTCAGCCGGTTAAATGCCCCCAGGGCGGCACGTTTGGCTACCTTCCTGGGGTAATGTTTCCAAAAGGTTTCAAACATTATTTGCCTGACCATTTTTTAACAAACTTGGTTAGCCTGGCGTATTCACCTTTAGGCAATTCAAAACTAATGTATTCGTTTTCGCCTTCATGTTCTAGGTCTAATTCATGCTGGGCACGGAACACCAGGTGATCAATGGTTCCGTCCAGGTCATCCCTACTAGGGGTTATAAGTTCTCTAAAATCTTTAAGGGCTTTTTCGTATGTCATGATTAAACCGCCTTAACAATTTCAACTGTATGCACTTTATTTTTGCTACCAGTTTGTGTAGCCGCTTTACGGGCTAATTCTTCAGTTGTAGCAAAACCAGTAAATTCTTGGTAAATATTTTCTGAACGATAAGCATAGGCCAATGGCTTGCTGGTGTTGCGGCTAATTGTTTTGCCGTTTGAAAATGTTGCGGTAATTTTCATTTTGTTTCCTTTTTTTCTATCACGATCACATGACCGTATATGTAATTTACTAAAGTAATCTTTAGTTGTCAACAATTATCTTCTAGTGATATACCCTAATATCTAATAACTGTTGTATTTATGCTAATTCCCGTTTGGTGGACGAACCTAGCCCACCTGGTTCGCCTTCAACTGTTTTCCCTATATGGAGCCACAGAACCCGACAGTCGTTCAAGGAGCCGGCACTATCTTCGCCACCGGCATATGCGTTATTACATCCTTTGATCCCCCAGTAACGCTTCTATCCTGACCGCTGGTGGTGGTGAATCCCCAATCAGAACGATGGGAAAAGAACAAATAAAAAAAGGGCTTTAGGGGCAATTCTGTTATCGAACGGCTTTAGAAATACCTCTTATCTTATTTCTAAAACCAACAGAACTACCTCTAAAACCCTATTCATGAGTGTTCGATTCCTCAATGAATAAAACTATATCACATTATTTCAGGCCATATCAATCCATAAGTTTCAGGGAATAAGTCTTTTCTTGACACTAAACCGTGGCTTTCACGTTCAATAGTTGCCGCTATTAGCATCAACGGTGCGGCTGGTATTGCGTTGTTGTTGCGCCATTGACACACCGCTTGGACCGTTACGCCACATAGCTTTGCTACCTTTGCTGGCTTGCCCAATAGGTCAATCATTTGTGCATCAGTCATTTATTTTTCCTTTTTTACTAAATATTACTTTACAACAACTAAATTTTACTTTACATTTGTAAGTACGGCAATGGTGCCGTGATAAACAAGGAGTAGCAAACATGGATGAATTAAGTCAATTGATGTTGGAACATGAAGAATTTTTAGAAGAAGCTTTAGATTGCATGGAATATGGTGGCGAACTGCTTACCCAGGCCCAAATAGATTGCATACGGCAAGCTTGCGGTAAACCTAATCGCCATAGAAAAAACTCTGTATTAACAGAAATGTTTAATGACTTCGGTCAAATTTTTGGAAAATGAAAAAAATGATAATTGCAAAACAAACCAGTTCCGGTAGTGACTTTAAACTACCACCAGCCGGCAGTTTTCTTGCCAAGCTATATCGCATTATTGATATTGGCACCCAAACCACCGAATGGATGGGTAAGAAAAAGATGCAACGCAAAATCATCACTATGTTTGAATTGCATGGTGAAGATAACGATGGCCAGCCGTTGCAAACCGCAGAAGGCAAACCACTAATTGTATCTAAACGCTATACGTTATCGTTGGATGAAAAAGCCACGTTGCGTAAGGATTTAGAAGCCTGGCGTGGTAAAGCATTTACCCAAGAAGAACTAGATGGATTTAACCTAGAAGTCTTGCTGGGCAAGTGTTGCATGGTATCTATCACCCATTCAACATACGATGGTAAAGAATACGCCAACATTGCTGGCATTAGCCAAATACCAGCCGCATTAAAGAAATTGGGCGAACCAGTTGGCGTTAACGAACCCATGATTTTTACCCTTGATCCATTTGATCAAGATAAATTTAGTAAGTTGTCAGAAGGTATGCAAGGCGTAATCAAAAAGTCTGCCGAATACCGTAATACGTTTGAACCTAATTCGCCACCAGTTAGTTCTGCACCGTCAGAATTGATTGATGACGATATTCCTTTTTAGGGGGCAATATGAAGCCAATGATTAAGTTTATGGTTTGTGATTACTACACTTTGAAAACAGTTCAAGATATAGGCCACGATGAAGAAACTGAAATCATTGGTTTCAGTTATGAAGCATTGTCCAACTTTACTAAAGCTTTAATTACTGAAGCGGCTTGTATGGTAAAGGACCCTGAAGATAGAAGTTTAATTCTAAAAACATTAGGTGACTAAATGAAATGTATTGAATGTAAATGGTATGCCGGCCAAGTTAATGATACTTACGGTGTATGTAAACGTTATCCGCAGATTGCAAACAAAAGCCAAAACGATTGGTGCGGTGAGTATTTTGATAAACAAATTGCAATTGAAGTAACGCCTGAAATGATTAATAAATTTCGTATTCAGTTTTCAGAACCAACTGTATTTGAAGCACCAAAACGTGGAAGAAAACCTAAACAATGATAATTAAAGAACGTCAATCGGAAGGGGGGCATTGGTATGATCGTCAAGGAAACCCAGCATATAGTGTTATTGGCAAAAACGGCCAGCAACGGGGAACAACGTTACGGGATGCAAGATCACTTGACCTTTGCCCTAGCGTTTCAGGAATCATTAGCGTTGCGGCGAAACCAGGCCTTGATACATGGAAACAACAACAAGTCCTGTTAGCCGCTTTAACCCTTCCACGCCAGGACGGTGAAGCGGAAAAAGATTGGTTGGACCGGGTAATGATGGATTCCAAACAAACTGGCCGGGTAGCCGCTGACCGTGGAACTTCTATTCATGCCATTGTTCAATCGTTTTTTGAAGGCGCATTAATACCGGAACATATGCAAATATGCCGCCCCGTTGAAGAAGCCATTAAAACGCATTTTGGGGAACTTTTGCTATTGCCGGAACTATCCTTTGCCCATCCCCTTGGGTACGGCGGTAAAGCCGATTTAATAGCTAAATCAAGGCATGATTTTGATGGCGTATGTATTGACATTAAAACCAAGGAAACAGAAGATATTTCTAAAGCTGAAATTTATCCGGAGCATGGGATGCAATTAGCGGCCTACCGAATGGGTTTTAATATGCCTAAAGCCCGTTGTGCCAACGTATTTGTAGGTTACAAGATGGTTAACGGCATTACCCAGTTTACCGGCGTTAAGGTTGTGGAACATGAAGCTAATGATTTAGACCGTTATTGGCTAATGTTTACAAAGTTGTTGGAATTTTGGCAGTTGAAAAATAACCACAAATAGCTTTACAACTAAAGTAATCTTTAGTAAATTAACCAATACCGCAATGTTGCGGTGATAAATAAAGGAATTAATCATGAACAAAGAAGAACAACAAGCAAAAGCATTTTGGGCTTACCAGGCTAAACAAGAAAACCTACAACGCATGGCCGATAAGGGTTGGGGTGATCGTGAAGAATACAACAAACTTCTTGCTTGGGAAGATAAACAACGCAAAATTAAAAAGTTTAAAAAAATAGTTAGTGAAATATTAACGGGCGCATTATTTGTAGGGTTTGTTGTTTTTATGCTACTACTTAACGGTTGTTCTAGTTCGGTTGTTCCAGGCACCACGGGAACCGTATATGGACAAGCCCCTAGTCAGCAATTAGTATTAGATAAACAAGTTGCTGGATTGACTAGAAATGAAGTTATAGCTGGTGTTACAGAGTGTGAAGGATCAGGCTTACGTGCCCACGTAATTACCACTAAACGTTCAATCAATGGCTTTGCCGCTGACATTCCAGTTGAAGTTACTTGTATGCCTAAATACAAATATTAGGGTGTGTTATGAACCAATACTTTTTAACTGCCTACACAGATATAACCATTAGATGGCGGCAATTAGGCTGGGTGCCACCATCCGTACTTCAGCAATACCAAGATAAATGGAAGTATTACAAAAGCTTGTGATTATTTGGGGTGGGCCTTGTTCATAGGCTCACTTTCATGCTTTTTGAGTTCACGCTTTAATTCAAAAATGCCACTACGCATTTGAATCATTTGCTTGTTTTCTTTTTTTTGCATTGCTTTTGATTCAACTTCTTCTTTTTTTTCGTTGTGCATTTTATGCTCCTAATGCTTTGAGTGCTTCGTTCATTTTAGCTTTTCGGTCATCAATTCCCAATAAGCCACCATTAATACGTTTAGTCATTATGTCAAAAGCATCTTTAGTGCCTTCATCAGCCAGGGCATTTAACCCTTTTTTATTCCAAAACCAGCCAGCCGATAAAACGGCATAACGGGGTTCTTCTAAAAGTTCAGGGTTAGCTATCAAATCAACGCCTAACGCTTCGCCACAATGCTGATACGTTTCTTTACCGGTACATTGTATCAATCCACGGCCTATAAACTTGGCGGCATCTTCCGGGGTTTCATTACCCATACGGCCAACGTAAACTTTGCTGGCTATCTTTTCAGGTTGGCGTTCATATTGCATTGCAATATCCATATTCGGAAACCGGCTTGGCCAGGTTGCCATTAATGCTTTAGCTGAATAATTTAAGTTTTCTTTAGTAAATTTAAAGTTACCGGATTCGTGAAGGGTTTGCCCTAGGAAACACGCTTGGCGTTGTGGCGTATTGATTTGGTATTTATCAAACGTTTCGTTTAATGGGTCAAGCCATTGTTCGCCAAGGCCAAGGGCTTTTAATTGATCATTAGTCATTTTATAGGCGTTGAATTATGAATCATTTGGTCTTTGGCCTGGCTACTAGCTGAAGAACCAAAGTAAAAAGCAATAATGCCTGTCCAAGCAGTTCCTAAAGAACCTAACATTAGCATTAGGGCATCGGAAGTTTCAATTTTGCCTGACATTAAACCGCCTAAAATACCAAAAAATCCAATGGTTACAAGAATAGATAAAACTGGCGGTATAAAAGACTTGGTTTCTTTTTGTAAATCACGAGCCGATGCACGGTCTTGAACGGCTAATTGTTCAAAATTAAGCCCTAATTCTTGTGCTTGTTTTTGTAATTCAATTTCAGCTTGTTTAAGACTAGCTATTTGATCAGCGTTTAACTTACCACTATCAATGACATTTTGAACTTTATCTTCATCAATACCTAAAGCTTTAGATACCGCAGTAACGGCCAAACCAGCCAATGGGCCACCTAAACAAGTGGCAATAGTAGGTACTAATTTTGATAACCAATCCATAATTTATTCCTTATGCGTAACAAGCCAATGAACCCCAATAAACAAAACAAAATGTCAAATAAGCTACCATTTGTACCCCCAAGTAAAGTACCAAGCAAATACCGCCGCAACTGCAAAGCAATAAAACTGTAAACGTTTAATAGCTTTCAATTCGTGCTGGTATTCATCGTTATCTTTTTTGCGTATGTTTTCTATATCCACTTTAATTTTTAATACTGCTTCCCATTCTTTTGCGCCATACTTTTTAACAAAATCTATCTTTAATTTGGCTTCTTCATCGCTTATTTGCTTGTTATGTTGCCATTGTTTTAACGCTTTTATTAGT